GAGACAAATAATTGTCCTCCCAGAAAAAAGGCATACAAAGCTCTCCTCCAGTATTTTTGGTAGGATTCAAAAAGAAATGCGGCTTCTGAGAAGCCGCAATAAGATCAATATTAAGATAATTACGTTCAACCGTAATCTGATCAATACCAGATAAAGGATTGTAACTAGTCAATGCACGACCATAGTGAAACTTAGTTCCACTAATGACCATTTTGCAATGTAATTTCATGCGCACCAATTCATAATTTTTGATCTTATCCTGAACGAAAGGATTTTCTATAAATTCCTTCCATGGATTAAACTGGTAAAAAAGGGGCTGTGTAACAACCCAATTTTGAACCGACTGACGTATAGGACGAGCTAAAAACTCGCCCAGTTGAGAATTTACAGCCTCAACAGCGTCCATAGTACTATCATAAGCACCATGGATATCAGTGGTCCAACCAGCGTCCTGATCAGCAAAAGCAGTGATCTGCTCTTGCGCCATAGGTGTTGACTCACTCATCGTCAATCCCGGTTCGCTATTCGTGGTGTTAGCAACTCCACTTTGCGAAACAAGGACGTCATTATTGAGGGAGTGAATGAGTCTGTTTAGATTGCGGTTTTCCGCTCTTAGCTTATCACAATGACTGTATTTACGAGCCAAAGAACACCTAAGCGTTTTATTTTCCTTTTGTAAAAGTTCTATTTCACCATAAAGGCTAGAAACATCAAAAGGAGGGATGGATCTCAAAGGAGCATCCCATTCGAAGTTTTTTTCGTATTCAACGGAAGGTACTGTCTCACCAATAGTATTCATTCTTTCAAATTTACTAAGGTCTATTTATTAAATCCTCGTACGCGCTGGCCTCACAGCACGCCGATTAATTCCTGTTTATGGTTGACCAAACCCCCCGTCAAAACGGGTGTTGCACGAGGACAGCATCTACGTCATAGTTTTCCTAAACCAGACGCAAGCTCAGAATTCTTATATCTGGCTTGGTAACTACCTATGACGGGATTGCTTCAACTTAATGTGCATGTTCCTACGCACAACTGATACTATTTTACGTCCTATCAGCGGGACGGAACTGCAAACATAGCCTGATTGTGAATCTAATTCAAATTTATTTCTATACCAATCAAGGCGCTCATCATAAGATGGTAAATCTGCAACATAACCCATTAGATTAGCCCTACTGGCTACTTCCATCAACTGGGCACGTTTGTCCTCATAAACCTCACGGCCAAATTCAAAATACTTGAGAGCAGCATTAGATATCGCTTCAGCAGAAGATTGCTCCATTGAAAGTACATCACTCTTCATATGCGTATGCAACATTTTGGCAATCGAACCTTCTTCACAAGGACAACGATAAAGTTTAAGTTCGTCATCCCAAA